CGGCGCTCTTCGAGACGATCAACACCAGCGGCCTCCCGGTCATCCTGCGCGGGGACGCCAGCGGGTGGGTCAGCCTCTGTGATGCGCCGAATTACAACAAGGACAACGTCGCCGCGAATGGGACCGGGGGCGATGTCTACACGATGGTCGCCCAGTTCCACCGCCAGTACATGGGCGATCCAGCGCTGGCCAAGGCCCTGCGCTGGGGGTATCTGACTGCGAACCTGAACGGGTCCAGTAGCTGTTCCGTGTCGTGGTTGACGGATGAATCCTCGGGAAGTTATCAGCTTCCGGCGGGCTACGGCGGCGTCTGGTCCACCGGCTCGACGTGGGGCAGTGGCTTCTGGTCGGGCGTGCTGAGCCGCAACTTCCGGGTGCCGATGAGTGGGACGGGCTACTTCGTGGATGTAACGATCACCGACGCCGGCACGACCTTGCCGGTCTTCAGTCAGTGGCAAACCGAAACCTTCGCCTTGGGGCGTCGATAAATGGCAACGACGGTTGGACAGCACGCAGTCAGCACGTTCACCACGCCGCAGAACGGCGACGCGCTCAACGCGGATATCGTGCGGGGCAACGACAACACGCTTCGGACGCAGTATGTGGACCACGATGCCGACCCCGGCATCCACGTTCAGTCGTCGTCACTGGCCTCGCGCCCGTCGGCCTCGGTAGCTGGCAGCGGGACCAAGTGGATTAACAGCGACCACCCGCAGAAGCTCTGGATCAGCGACGGCACGAACTGGCACGAGGTCGGCGGCGACAGCATCAACATCTACTGCAAGGCGACGGAAACGCTGGTCAAGGGCGACATCGTCAAGGTGACCGGGTTTAACACCGGGCAGGACGTGGCCGAAATCGCCAAGGTCGCCAGCGCCTCTGATGTGGCGTTCGGCATCGTGGAGGCGGATATCGCCAACGGGGCGCTGGGCTATGTCGTGAATACGGGCATCTTGGAGGACGTGAACACGGTGGCCTTTGCCATCGGGAACATCCTCTACCCCAATACTTCCGGGGGCCTGACGACGACCAAGCCGACTTCGGGGAGTTACCAGCCGGTGGCCTACGTCCTCCGGGCGCACGCCAGCAACGGCGTGCTCTACGTCGAGTTCAGCGCTCCGCGAACGGTGGAAGTCTCGGCCAACACGGCCAGCACAGTCGTCCTCCGGGATGCCTCGGGGAACTTCAGCGCCGGGACGATTACCGCGACGCTGGTTGGGTCGGCGTCGTCGCTGACCACGAGCCGCAGCATTAACGGGGTCGCGTTCAATGGCACGGCCGACATCACGGTACCCGCCGCGGCGGGTACCCTGACTGGCGCGACGCTGGCGTCTGGTGTGACGGCCTCCAGCCTCACCTCGGTTGGGACACTGACGGGGCTCACGGTGTCTGGGGTGTCGAACCTTGCTGACGGGACCGCTGGTGCGCCTGGGATTACGTTCAGCGCGGACACGAACACCGGATTCTTCCGCCCATCGGCCGACACGGTGGCGCTGACGACGGGCGGGACGGAGCGCTTCCGAATGGGCGGAGGCGGGCTATATCCGAAGTTCTCAGACCTTGGGACGTATCAGTCGTCAACAGGAACGTATCCCGAGATCCGTACCAGCGCCAATCCGAGCAGCAATTTTATGCTCTACGCCTCGCATACCAACGCGAGTCCGCAGGGCGTCTATCTTAAGTTTGCCTCGGCCTCTCCAGACAACAGCACGGTGCAGTACTTCCTCATTTGCGAGGACTCGACCACGGCGCGGTGCTACATCTGGTCTGATGGCGACCTTGCGAATCACGATGGCGTGTATGGCACTATTTCAGACGAGGCGCTGAAGCAGGACATCGTTGATGCGTCAAGCCAGTGGGATGATATCAAGGCCGTTCGATTCCGGAAGTATCGGATGAAGACCGACGTAGAGGCCAATTCGGATGCGCCATTCATGCTCGGCGTGGTCGCGCAGGAGATTGCTCAGACCTCGCCGGGCCTTGTTGATGAGCATACGAACGCCGACGGGACGACGACCAAGACGGTCAAGTCGAGCATTCTGCTGATGAAGGCGGCGAAGGCGCTGCAGGAGGCGATGGGGCGAATTGAGCAGCTGGAGGCCCGCGTCGCCGCGCTGGAGGCCGGGGCCTAATGGGCATCGGGGACTACGACATCAAGCCGTTCACGTCCCCGGTAGGGATGGATCGGGCGGCCTACGAGACACGGGGGAATGATAACGTCCTGCGTGACAAGTTCGTTGGCCATCAGGCGGATGTCATCGCCCACCCGACCGCCGGAACATATGCCAACCTCCCGGTCACGGGGACCGAGGGGCAAATCTACTGTGCGACCGACGCGCCGAATAACGGGGTCTATGTCTGGACCGGCGGCGCGTGGGTCCTGATTGCGAGCTGACGATGCCGAAACGCAAGGTCGCGCTGAAGCGCCCGAAGCCCAGCGATCCCGGCAAGTGGGCCTCAGCCGTGGCCGAAGCCAAGGCCAAGTTCAAGGTCTACCCCTCCGCCTACGCCAACGCCTACGCCGCAAAGCGCTACAAGGCGATGGGCGGGGGATGGCGGGGACCCAATAACAAGGTGGAATCCAATGGCTAAGGGCGGTCTGGGCAAATGGTTTGGCGAGGAGTGGGTGGACATCTCCCGCACGGACAAGTCCGGCCAGCACCCCCCGTGTGGGCGCTCAGAGGCGGATACGTCATCGGCGGGCTACCCGAAGTGCCGCCCGAAGGCGGAGGCGGCGGGGATGAGTCGGGAGAAGAAGCGGCTGGCCGTCCGTCGCAAGCGCAGTGAACCCCAAGGGGTCGGTGGCAAGCCGACCATCGTGAAGTAAGGAGCCCTCGTGCCGATCCGTTCCAAAGCCCAACAGCGGGCGATGTACGCTGCCGCCGCCGGTCGCGGGAAGACCGGCATTTCCAAGGCCGTGGCCAAGGAGTACATTGAGGCTACGCCAAAGTCTGCCTACGCTGACCTCCCCGAACGGGCGAAGCGGCGCATGGCCCTCAAGCGCAAGTCCAAGTAACCTCCTCCCGGGTATCTCCCATGGCCAAGACGTACAAGCAGATTCAAGAAGAAGCCGACCGGATGTTCGGCAAGGGCGCGAGCCGTGAGAAGTTTGAGTGGCGACAGGAGCAGCAGCGGGTGGCGGGGCTCTCGGAAGAGAAGCGCCGGCGGGGCGGGATTGCCCGTGGCTGGGATGTCGGCAAGTCGTGGATTCGGCCGGCGGCCCAGTTGACCGCTGGCTTCTTCGGTGGCCCTGCCGCGGCCTCGGCGGTGGGCGCGGCGATGCGCGGGCTGGATCGCCCGGGCAAGTCGGGCATCGGATTCGATGTCGGGCAGGGCGCTCGCGGCGCGATGGAGGGCTACCTTACCGGCAGTCTCGGGGCCGGGGCGCGCGGAGCGATGACGCCGGCGACGATTGCGACGGATGCTGGGTTGTCCACGGGGACGCGGTTGCAGGGGGCTGGGCAGGCGCTCAAGTCCTACTTCCAGCCCGGGATGCAGACGGCTGGGAACCTGGCCAGCTCGGCGTATGAGCTGGCGAAGAAGAACCCGATGGCGACTGCTCAGTTCCTGCAAGCTGGCGTCAGTGGCTATCAGGCCGCCCAGCAGGCGCAGTTGGCGGCGGAAGAGGCGGAGTTGGAGCGGATGCTACGGGAGGAGGAGGAGGCCCGGCGGCGTCGTCTCGCCCAGCTCTTCGTCCCCGCTTTGCAGGGCCTGTCCACCCAGAACCGATAACCTCTCCTATGGCCACTAGTAGCTACGCCAATCTCTTTGGCACGACGGGCAGCGGCAAGAAGCAGGGGGTTGGCTTCGGCAACCTCTTCGGCCAGCAGCAGGCACCAAAGGCAGTCGCTCAGCCTCAGGATCAGCCGGCGAGGACCTTCGCCCAGATGCAGGCGGCGGGCGAGGCCCGTCCAGCGCCCCAGCAGGTCAGGACGCCAGCCCAGCCGCCGATGCTTCAGCAGCTGCAAGATCAGTTGCAGATGCCAGTCTTCAAGGCGCAGCCGAAGGCGCCTCCGCCAGCGGGGACGGAGTATGCGGCCCCCGGCACGACCATCACCACGACGATGGCCCCGGGTGCGGTAAATCCGTACACGGGAGAAGTGCAGCCCCCGGAGCCCAAGAAGCCGAAGGTGCCGGCTGGAGAGGTGCCGCCAGCAGCGCCCCCGACTGAGGTACCGCCTCCGGCTGCGCCGTTGCCGGAAGAGGTACCGGCCGCTCCGCCGACTGAAGCTCCCCCGACTGATGTGCCGCCGACTCCGCCCGCTGAGGCGCCGGACGGTGGGCCGCTGCCGACGGAGGAGGAAAAGAAGCCAACAACCCCCGGACCGTCGGCCGATGTCCCGCCGTCTGGCCCGCCCTCGCCGTCCAGCGCCTATGATGACCTGATTCGGCAGATTCAGGACATCCTCAAGCAGCCTGCCGGATACTCGAACGAAGAGATGGCCAAGATTCGTGCGGCGCGGACGGCTGAGTTGGAGGAGACGTTCGGCGCTCAGCGGTCGGCGCTGGAAGAGGAGATGGCCCGTCGCGGGCTCTCGGCTTCGACCATCGGGGCCGGGCGGTTCGGTGACCTGGGGGGCCAGCAGGCGCGGGCGCTCTCGACGCTTGAGGCCAACCTGCTCCAGCAGCAGATGGACGCGCAGGATCGCGCCCGGGCCCAGCAGCTCACGACGCTGGCGGCACTCTCTGGCCAGCGGGCCGATATCTGGCAGAGTGAGTTGGAGCGTCAGCTCAAGGAAAAGCTCGGGCTGGCCGAATTCGAGGGGACGATTGGCGGCAAGGAGACGTTGCAGGCGAGAACGCAGCGGATGAACCTTGCCATCCAGTTGGCGCAGGCCATCGCGGGGTCGAATGACCCGGAGGCCATCAAGAACATCATGCCCTATATCTACCAGATTTTCGGCATCACGCCGCCGCCGAGCGGCGAGGATGACACGGACACGACCACCACGACCACGCCGCGCAGTGGCCCAAGCCCGTCTGGTCCGGCGTCTGGCCCAACGGGACCGTCCACCAGTGGCCCAAGGGGAGGGTATAGGTAATGGCACGCCGGGGTAATCGTGGAGTGGCCTTACAGGCGGCGCTGAGCGCCATCTCGGGGGGCCTGAGCGGGTACGCCCGCCAGCAGGAGATGCAGCGGGAGCAGGATCGGCTGAAGGCACAGGAAGAGCGGCAGAAGTCTCGGGACATCTTCGACCTGATGCAGGCTGGGTTTATGCGGCCAGAGGAGCTGACCCAGCGGCAGCAGGCCGTGACGCGGCAGGGGGGCGAGGTCGCCTCGCAGGCGCTGATGTCCGCCCTCAACCCGCGGGCGGGAGCGCCGATGACCGCCGTGAGCGGGCAGGGCGTGGGGGCGCTGTCGGAGGCGCTGGCTACGGCCGGTCGCGCGCCGGCCCAGCGGCTGACCTACGGCGGGCAGGAGTTCGTCCGGGCCGAGGCGCCGACAGCACGGCAGGAGCGGCTGGCTGGGCTGGAATACGAGCGCGACCTGATGAAGACGCGGGCGGAGAGCCGACTCCGCGCGGAAGAGCGGGCCGAGGATCGCCAGTCCCGCAAGGAGCAGGCGGAGGCCAACGCGAAGCTCCAGCGGGACCTCACGCAGATGCGGATTGATGCGAGTCGGTCGCTGGCAGCGGTTCGAGCCGATGAGGAGGCTGGCAAGCCGCCGGCACGGCCGACTGAGGCGCAGGAGAAGAGCTTCCTCTTCGCCCAGCGCATGGCGGCGGCCAATCCAATCATCGAGCAGTACGGCCCGAAGGCGCGACTGGATCGCATCTCTGCGGCACTGGCCGCGGACAATGCGGTGACCCGGGCGATTGCCAACCGGATGCTAAACGACGAGGAGCAGCAGCTGGTGGTGGCGATTCGCCAGTTTGCCGAGCCGATTCTTCGCAAGAACACCGGCGCGGCGTTCAACAAGGAAGAAATCGGCTGGGTCGAGTCGCAGGTCATCCCGGTGTCCGGCGACTCTGAGGCGACCCAGAAGTACAAGTCGGCCTCGCGGATGCGTGAGCTGGAGACGTTCAACAACATCGCGCTTCCGGCGTCCCGGTACTATTCTCAGTTCGGTGCGGCGAGTGGCGCGGTCCAGCCTGCCGGACGACCGACGGCTGCCACGACCACCCGCCGTCCTCCGCCCTACAACCCGGATGAATACTAATGGCCAACGGTGACCCGACGACGCCGCGGAAGGACCCGACGCAGGCGATGCTGGAAAATATCCGCTTTATGCGGGAGAACGGGTATTCGGCGGAGGAGATTAACGCCGAAATTCAGCGGTGGGCTCCGAAGATTGCGGCGTTCAACGCGGCCGAGATGCAGCGCGAGGACCCGATGGGGCTGGCCGAGATGTCCCCCGCCGCGGCAAATATCAAGGCGGGCGCTAGGGCAGGACTAGAGGCGCTCCAGACGGTGGCCGCTGGGTTCCCTGGCGCTCAGCTGGCGATGTCCGGTCTGCGGGCCGCGACCAGTGGCGTCCCGCTGGAAGAGGCCAAGCGGCAGATTCAGGCGGAGACGACTGATGTGCCAGTGGCCTCGGCGGTTGGCCGGATGGCGGGCGGCCTGCCCCTGATGGCCGCTGGAGGGGCAATAGCGGGCCGTGCCCCGCAGGCCCTGCGTGGGGCGCTACAGGCCGCTGGGAGGCTGCCAGTGGCGCGATCGGGTGCGGCGCGACTGATGGGGGGTGGCGCTGGCCTCGCGGCTGGCGAGCAACTCCTCTCCGGGGCGCCTGGCATGGAGGGGCGTCGGCTGGAGTCGGCGCTTGAGGCTGGGGCGGTTGGGGCGGTTGCCGCGCCGGCCTTGGCTGGGGCAACCCGACTTGGGTTTGCCCTTACCGACTTAGCTAAGGCGATGGGGACGCCATCTACCGACGTGCTAGAGGATGCGATGAAGCAGGCGCTCCGAGCGAGGACTGCACCGATGTATCAGGCGGCGGAGGCTGCCGGCCGGGTTACGCAGGGCCCAGCGCAGACGTTTGGTCAGGCCGGCATCCGTGAGTATGTCGATGACATCCTTAGTAGCCCATCGTTCCGAGAGAAGTACCCCAACCCGAGCCAGCAGGATATCCTGAAGGCGGTGCGGGAGCATATCATCGACGTGCAAAAGGCCGCCGAGAACGCGGCGGTCAGCCAAGCCGGGACGGGCGCTCAGCGCGTGAGGGCGGCGACGCGCCTCTCTGGCGAGGACGCGCAAGTGCTGGCTAGGCGGCTATTGGATGAGTCGGATTATTTCACGCAGGGTCTATATCGACAGGCCGTGACTGAGACGGCGCGTGGCAAGGCCGCGCAGCAGGCTGGGGTCTATGCCAGTGAGGTCGCTAGTCCGGTGATACGCGGCACTCGCGTCCCCGCCAAAAAGATTGGAGCGCGTGGGTTCGCGCCATTCGCCCGCAAGATCCCCAAGATGTCTCCAGAGGAAGTGCAGGCGGCCCTGCCGATGGCACGCGCTGAGCTGGCACAGGCGGTCAAGATAAGCCCAGATATCCAAGAGGCGTTCGGGATTCCCCGGGCTATCGCAGCCCCGTTCCGGGCGCGTAAGATTCTTGGCCCTCTGGAAGAGGCCGCCGCTGGCCGTCCGTTGATGCAGCCGAGTACGCTGAAGGATTACCTGCTCGCCGCGGGGATTGGTTACTGATGCCCGACTCCCTCATCCCCAAGGATCGCCTCAAGGTCCCGGCGGATAAGACCGTGGTGCGTGGGCACCTGCCCTACAGGCCCCCGCCGCCCGAGGTCGTCCGGGCCCAGTTGCTGGACGAGGCGTTGCAGATGGTGGCCCCGCGGGAAGGGTTCCGGGAGCGGGCGTACCGGGACCCGGCGGGCGTGTGGACGGTCGGCTATGGCGAGACGGGGCCGTCGGTCGGCCCTGGTACGACCCGGAGCCGGGAGGCAGCGCTCAACTTCCTTCGTGGGCGCTTGGCCGAGGACGCGGCGATGCTGGAGCGTCAGCGGGTGCCACTGAGTCCCGGCCTCCTCTCGGCCACCTATAACCTCGGCCCGACCAAACTCCGGCGCTATGGCGTCATCGAGGCGCTCCGGGCTGGCGAGTACGACCGGGGCGCGGACATTCTGGAGACGGCGACGAAGGCGCGGGTGCGGGGGCGGTTGCGGGACCTGCCGGGGCTCGTGGAGCGGCGGCAGGCGGAGGCGATGAGTATTCGGAAGTCTGACCCTAACGATCCGCTCGGCATTTTTCGGACCGGGCAGGAGTAACGATGGCACAGGATAAGAACAGCATCATGCTCGTGGTCGCCGGCTTCTTCGGGAGCCTCATCGCCGTGGGCAAAGCCAGCCACGGCAATATGCGGGACAACCTCCTCGCCATCAGCGCGGGGACGAGCAGCGCCTACTTCCTGACGCCCGTGGTCTTTTCGCTCACGGGCATCGAGGCCAGCCAGCAGACGATGAGCGCGATGGCGTTTCTCCTCGGAGTGCTGGGCCAGCGTGGGGTCGAGATTGTCATTGGCAAAATCTTCCCGGAGACGAAAGATGCTTGACCGGCTGAACCTCTTCGCTAACGCGGTAATGACGCTCGCCTCCGCCGCGTTCTACATTATGATTTTTACGAAAGCCGCGCCGGGGTTCGATGCGACGCAGCACCTTCGGCCCCGGTCGTACTGGACCGTGCGGGTGGGGCTCTCGTTCTTTGTGGCCGGGAGCCTGCTGGCGACGCTGACGATGCCCGAAGTGTCGGTGTCGCAGTTCACGCGCAACGTCGGGACGGCCATCCTGTTCGCGTGGGCGGCGCTCTACCACGCCAAGAAGTGGGGCGTGATTGCCGCGCCGCGTCGCAAGACTGGTAGCATCCCGGTGGTCAGATGAGTTGCACCCACCCGTCCCCGAACCACAACACGCGGGGCGCACAGGCGGTCAAGGTCATCGTCCTCCACGCCGATGCCAGCCCGAACGAGAAGGGGTGCCTGTCGTGGCTCCAGTCGAGCGAGTCGAAGGTCAGCTACCACGCGCTCGTCGGGCGTGACGGCAAGGTCTACACGGTGGTGCCGTATGACCGCCGGGCGTGGCACGCGGGCAAGAGCGAGTGGAACGGCCACAAGGACGTGAACGGCGTCTCGGTGGGCCTCTGCTTCAGCAATAAGAACGACGGCAAGGAGCCGCTGACCGAGGCGCAGCAGAAGGCGATGAAGACGCTCATCGCGGATGTGCGTCGGAAGTACGGGCAGATCCCCGTGACCACGCACGCCAAGGTCAGCCCCGGTCGCAAGAACGACCCCGACCACGTCCCCGGCTTCGTCCTCAAGGACTATGAGTAAGGTCGATAAACTCTACGTTCTGTGCTTCACTGTCCTTTCTGCGCTCGGCATCGGCTATCTCCTTACCCATCCCACCCCCCGCCCGGAGATCGTGGCGATGACTCGACAGGTGGACTCGCTCCGGCAGGCGGCGGACAGCGCCCGGACGGTGGCGATTCAGGCGCAGTACGCGGCGAAGGCGGCGGGCCAGCAGGAGCGGCAGGCGCGGGCCACGCTGACCCAGCGGACGGCGACGTTCCGGGATAGCTTGGAGGCCCTGCGTCCGCTGACTGGGGATACCGCCGCCACGGCCGACACGCTCCGGATGGCGCTGTCGGTGGCGCTGAGTGTGCACGACAGCTTGCAGGCCGAGGTCGCCCGGTATCTGGCCGAGGTCGATACCCTGCGCGACCGCTACGCTGAAGAGCGGAAAGCGATGACCGTGGCGCTGGACCGCGCCGATACTACGATGGCGCATCAGGACGCCCTGATCCGTGCGCTGAAGAAACACACCGAGTGCCGGATCGCCGGCCTCCCCTGCCCGTCCCGCCCCGTGCTCTTCGTGGCTGGCCTCGTGACGGGCCTGCTCTTGACAAGATAGCCTCCTCGACATAGTGTCGAGAAACCCCCGCCGGAGCATTATGCCCCGTCATACGCGAGTCGTGCCTGTTGGGTGGAGCGAGAGCGAAACCGAGGCCCTGTTGGCGTGCATCCGCGCCGAAGGCAGTCAGGGCTTCCACACCTACGCCAAGACCTCGGGCAAGAGCTACGATGCCTGTCGGCTCTACCTCCAGCGGACGCACCGGGAGGCGTGGCTGGAGGCGCTGGAATCGTGGCGCATCGCCAAGTTCCGGAACCCCGTCACCGCGCCCAAGGAGAAGGGGCCGAACCGCACGGACGAGATCGCGGACTGGTGGGATACGTTCAAGCCGGTCAGCCTCCCCGCCCCGAAGCGGGCCAAGGCCAACGTGACCGCGAACACGGGCGTCACCGTCGTGGCCTCCGACCTGCACTTCCCGCTGCAAGATGACGCGGCGGTCTGTATCCTCTTGGATACCATCCGCCAGCTCAAGCCGGAGCGGGTGGTCCTGAACGGGGACCTGCCCGACCTGCTGGCCATCAGCAAGTACCCCAAGGATGTGCGGCAGACGTGGAGCTTGCACGACGAGGCGGTGGCGTTCCACGGCTTCCTCCGGGCGCTGGAGGAGGTGCTGCCTGCCGATGCCGCGCTCATCGAGATCGACGCCAACCACAGCGGGGACGGGACCGAGAGCCGCTGGTGGCGCTACCTCTCCGACCGCATCCCGGAGCTGCTCAAGACCCCGCGAGCGCTGGAGGTCATGAGCTACCCGGCGTGGTGGCACCCGGAGTGGAGCCGCATCCAGATGAAGCCGGAGCTGGTCATCGCGGAGGACCTGCTCATCACGCACGGCACGTTCGTCCGGCGGGGCGGCGGGATGTCGGCCAAGGCCCACAGCGAGAGCTACCTGAACAGCGTGATGCACGGGCACACGCACCGGCAGGGGTCGTCGATGCGCCGGGTGCCGGCCATCGGGAGCCGGGGCGAGCAGGTCATCAAGGCGTATGAGATTGGTTGCCTCTGCCGCCTGGACCCCGGCTACGTCAGCGTCCCGGACTGGACGCAGGGGTTCGCTATCGTGGTCGAGGGCGATGGGCGGTACGGCGTGGAGCTGGTGACCATCGAGGAGGGGGCGGCCGTGGTGACGACGCTGGGGAAGACGATCCGTGCCTAGTAGACCCTCGAAGCGGAGATGGCCGGCCGTCCCCAAGGTCGTCTCCGGGCTGGCGGGCCCCATCAAGGTCAGCCAGCGCCGGGGGGCGTTAACGGCCCCCGACGGGGACGATTGCTGGGGGCTGTACCTCCCGGCCAAGCGGACCATCGCGCTGGCGGGCGGGATGCCCCCGGCCCTGCGGTGGCACACGCTCGTCCACGAGTGGGCCCACGCCTGGCTGATTGACGCCGGGATTCCGAACCTCCTGCACGGGGAGACGGACGCCGAGCTGACCCGGAACGTCGAGGTCGTGTGTGACACGCTGGCCACGGCGGCGGTCCGGTCGATGGCGACGGCGCTGGGGCTCGATCCGATGGAGAAATCCAAGTAGCTCTTGACTTGGGGTGGGGAGTAGTGTAGACTTGGGATGCGGCCACTTGGTCGCATCCCTTTTTCTCTTTCAGGAGAATCGCATGGCGTTCCACAAGTTGGCAGATGGGCCGATCACGATGGTGATTGGCGCGGTGAAGTCGGCCGAGGGCAAGTTCGGCCCGCAGATGGTGTTCTCGTCGGTGGATGGCACGGATGTCTACATCTCCGAGCTGTCCGGGGCCAAGGGGCTGGCTCGGCTCAACCTGACCCCGGAGTCGGTGCTCGGGCAGA